CGGACAGCCAAGTTCATACGATGAATATCAAGACCTATACGGTGGCGATGATTGGGATCACGGACAGTATGACTTTGAAAGTTTTGAATCATGGGCAGACGATGTAGTTGAGCAAGGATTAGAAGACGCACCAGTTGAAGAAAATATGGAAAAAGATCCACGCTTCAGAAAATGGTTACAGATTTATATGAAAAGTCCAGATGCAGCAGAAGCTATTCCGGGACATGAAAATTACCTGCAATACTACAATGACAAAAAAGGAAAAGGTAAAGGTAGCAAAGGAAGTAATCCTAAAGGCGCTAAAGAAGACTTTGATGAAGATAAACCTCAAGTTCCTGTAACTGAGTTTGTGCTTTCACTGTTTGACAGAGAAACAGGCGAGTTTCCAAAAGGTGAAACAGCAGTCCTAACAGCAGTAGAGAAAGACTACGGCGAAAGATACATTAATGGCGCAAAAGAATTTATCGAAGCAATCAAACACAAGTTTGAAGAACATTCAATGAGACAAGAAGCAAGTGCAGAACACGATGCAGAAATGGATCATATGAGAGAATTAGCTGGTTTGACCAATTAATTCAAAAAACTAGCAGAAAAAGGTTGACTTCTGCTAAATATTATCGTATAGTATGTAATGTGCTATATGATATTAAGGCACAATGCAATAGGCAATATATAAGGAGGCAAAACTATGGCATCATTAGCTGAAATAAGAGCAAAACTAAAAGAGCAAGAATCACGCACAAGCGGTGGTTCAACAAGCGGCGGCGATAACGCAATTTTCCCATTTTGGAATATGAAAGAAGGCGAGACAAGTGTTCTACGCTTTTTACCTGATGGCGATGAGTCAAACACTTTCTTTTGGAAAGAACGTTTGATGATCAAACTACCATTTGCAGGAGTAAAAGGTGAAACTGATTCACGTCCTGTACAGGTACAGATTCCGTGTATGGAAATGTATGGCGAAACATGCGATATCTTAAATGAGGTACGTGCATGGTTTAAAGATCCAAGTCTCGAAGACATGGGTCGTAAGTATTGGAAGAAGCGTTCATACGTATTCCAAGGCTTTGTAACTGATAGCCCACTACAAGAAGATAAAACTCCGGAAAACCCAATCCGTAGATTTATTATTGGTCCACAAATTTTCCAAATTATCAAAGCGGCATTAATGGATCCAGACATGGAAGAATTACCAACAGATTATACTGCTGGTGTAGACTTCCGTCTTGCAAAAACAACCAAAGGTGGTTACGCAGACTATTCAACATCTAACTGGGCACGTAGAGAGCGTCCACTTGGTGATGCAGAAATGCAAGCAGTTAACACACACGGTTTGTTTAACTTGAGCGACTTCTTACCTAAGAAACCTACTGATGTAGAACTTAAGGTTATGAAGGAGATGTTTGAAGCATCTGTTGATGGCGAGGCTTATGATGCTGATCGTTTTGGTCAGTATTTCCGTCCAGCGGGTATGGCAGCACGTACAGGTGATCCAAATGTATCATCAACTAACGGTACTGCAACTTCAAGAACAGAAGCGCCAGCAGCAACTCCAGCACCAGCTGTAGAAACTGCACCAGCACCACAAGCAGAAGCAACTCCAGCACCAGCGGCTGAGCCAGCACCTGCAGAAAGTGGTAATGCGCAAGACATTCTTGCAATGATCCGTTCAAGACAAAGTAACTAATAGCACAGGGAGGGAGCAATCCCTCCCATTTATTTGATAAGGAGATACTATGGCTAAATCGTTTGATCCGAGCAAGTTTCGGACACAACTAACAAAATCTATTTCAGGTATGAGTGCAGGATTTAATGATCCCACTGATTGGATTTCAACAGGTAACTATGCACTCAATTATCTTATCTCAGGTGATTTTCACAAAGGTGTTCCTATGGGTAAGGTGACTGTGTTTGCAGGTGAGTCAGGCGCAGGTAAATCATATATCTGTGCAGGTAACATTGTAAAAGCAGCACAGGATCAAGGCATCTTTGTTGTACTAATTGATTCAGAGAATGCACTTGATGAAAGTTGGCTACACGCTCTTGATGTAGATACTTCAGAAGAAAAACTACTAAAACTAAACATGTCAATGATTGATGATGTAGCAAAAACTATTTCAACATTCATGACAGACTACAAAGCAATGGACGAAGAAGATCGTCCTAAAGTTCTGTTTGTTATTGATAGTTTGGGTATGTTACTAACACCTACAGACGTTGATCAATTTAACAAAGGTGATATGAAAGGTGATATGGGTCGTAAGCCTAAGGCATTGACTTCACTTGTTCGTAACACAGTTAATATGATTGGTTCGCACAATGTAGGACTTGTATGTACTAACCATACATATGCAAGCCAAGATATGTTTGATCCAGATGACAAAATCAGCGGTGGACAAGGCTTTATCTATGCAAGTTCAATTGTAGTTGCAATGAAAAAGTTAAAACTAAAAGAAGACGAAGACGGTAACAAAATCAGCGAAGTACGTGGTATACGTGCAGGCTGTAAAGTAATGAAAACACGTTACGCAAAACCGTTTGAAGGTGTGCAAGTTAAGATTCCATACGAGACAGGTATGAACCCTTACAGTGGACTTGTAGAACTTTTTGAAAAGAAAGGTCTGTTATCTAAAGATGGCAACAGATTAAAATATATTGATTCAAAAGGCGAAGAACACAAAGAATATCGTAAAAACTGGACAGGCGAATTGCTCGATATGGTAATGTCAGATCATGTTAATATTACTGATGAAAAGGTAAATATCCAAGACGACATAGAAGAACCAATCGAGGAGCCTGTTAATGGATGAATCACAAATTGTTGATATTTGGACAGTATTTAAGGATAACATTGACAAGAAAAATATTGAAGTTGTTGCAGAACGCTACGTTGAAGTCTGTGCAGATTATGGCGCAGACGATGAACATTTTAAAAACGCACTTGGCAACTGCAATGATCTTGACAATGCAATTAACTACTATCTTGATGTTGATAATGACTCATACGATGACGAAGAAGAGGACTGGTAATGGGTTGGTATAGTGAAATATCTAGAGATATTTCTAAGATTCCAGACGCAGTAGCACACTTTGAGTCAGAACTTTCTGAAGCTCGTAAGGAAGTAAAACTACACGGCAATGTAGAACGAGCCGCGGCAGAAATGCCCGGCATTGTCGAACACCGCTTCAATCAACTGCAAGAAATTGAAGCAATCCTGAACTACTTAAATATTGAACTGCGTAGATTGCGTAGTTCGTTTTTTAAAAAATATCTTGAAAACTATCAACGAGCTCTGTCAAGCCGTGACGTTGAAAAATACGTTGACGGCGAGGCAGACGTTGTTGACTACGAAAAGATTATTAACGAGTTTGCACTAATGCGTAACAAATGGTTAGGTGTTCTCAAAGCACTTGATCAAAAGCAGTGGCAAATTACAAACGTGGTTAAACTTAGAGTAGCAGGGATGGAAGATGCCACGTTATAACATACTAGTAGGATGTGATCAAACTTATTACGATGATTGGGCCATACATCTAGTACGAAGTATAAAATATTTTAATCCTTGGATAACCTGTCATGTCCATGTTGTAAATCCTACACATATAGAAAAAGTTAAAGGTGTAGAATATACAAGTGAACAAAGAGAGTTTGTAAATGACACTGCTAGAATAGGTTATCTACAAGCAGTTAGATTTTTAAAAGTAGCTGAAAAGTTTAGCGACAAAGATCTGGTTATGACACTAGATGCAGATACTATTTGCACAAGAAAAACTACACCTGAAAAATTTATAGAAGTAGCAAAACGAATAACAGTATTACGACATCTTAAAGACAAACACTGGTTAGCAGGGCTAGTTACTTACGGACATCCCGGATTTGCTAAAGACTTTGCAGATAGACTTTTAGCAAAACCATTTGATCAATGGGCTCCTTTTCATGATCAAAATGTACTATACGAATTAAGTAAAGAATATGATTTTCACGAACAACCTCCAAAACTATATTGGATGAGTATAGGTAAAAACGGAAACCAAAGTGTGTTTCTAACCTTAAAGGGCAAACAGAAAGAGAAAGATAAGTATCTTAATACATACAAAAAATTTATAGTTAGGGACATTTAATGTTAGAAGAACACTTAGGGGGTCACAACGGCCTTACACATTTAGACGAAGGTGCACTTGATTGGTTTAAGAATCTTGGTCACAAAAGTTTTTTAGATATAGGTTGTGGACCAGGCGGCATGGTAGAACTTGCAGAACAAAAAGGGTTTTATGTGTTAGGCATTGATGGCGACCATACTCTAGAAAGATACAATCCAAAAAATTTTATTCTACACGATTTTACAACAGGACCGGCACCTGTAAATGAAATATTTGATATTGGTTGGAGTGTAGAATTTGTCGAACATGTTTATGAAAAATATATTCCTAATTATGTGCAAGCAATGCAAAAGTGCAAGAATCTTGTTATGACACATGCTGTCGTTGGCCAGACAGGATATCATCATGTAAACTGTCAAGACCCACCATATTGGATTAACACTATGAAGAACTATGGTTTTAGATTAGATCAAACACTAACAAACCAATTGCGTAGAGTTTCTACAATGGGTAAAAAGAAGAAACACAGATTCTTGGAAAAAACAGGAATGTATTTTGTAAATGAAAAACTCTGAACCATTAATTGTTGCAATCAAAGAAGCGTATAGAAATCATCCTATCATAGGAGGAGACAATGTTGTACTAGCTGACTGGTCAGATAAAGATACAATTAATAGTGCTGATATTTTTTTACAAAGTAACATACTAGAACAAAAACGTCAAAAAAAATTAGGTCATATCTACGAATACATAAGGTACAGCGGCAAGCCATACATATGCGCAGAGTCAGCAGTGTTCAGAAGAAACATGCCTAACTATCCAAATCCTAGAGCATATCATAGATTCAGTTGGTGGAGTTATTTTCATGACGAGGGCGAATACAATGTAAAAGATTGTCCTCAGGATCGGTGGAATAGAGTACAGTCAGAACAGAACATAGAAATCAAAGATTGGCACCAACCTGGTGATGCAATATTATTACTGCTTCAACGACCAGGAGATAGTAGTTTAAAAAACTTATTAAAAAAGCATAAGACTTATGATGCGTTTCTTTCTCACACATTAACAGAAATACGCAAGTACACTGATAGAAAAATTATTGTAAGACTTCATCCCGCCCGTATTGAAAGACAGTTAGAAATAATCGATCGCTGCCATCTAAAAAACTTTGAACTAAGTCAAAATAATACAGGCGCGGGTTTACTAAACGGCGGTGACGGATTGTATCAAGACTTTAATAGGGCTTGGGCTGTGATTGGATTCAACACTAACGCACTAACTGAAAGTGCTTGTGAAGGAATACCTACATTTAGTTTATGTCCAAGTTCAATGGCTTGGCCAGTAAGTAATAAAAGTTTATCAAAGTTAGAAAAACCAGATGTTTTTGATCGCCAACAATGGCTTAACAATCTTGCATATTGCCAGTGGCGTACAGACGAAATAGAACAAGGGTTACCTTGGCAACACCTTAAAAGTTTATACCCTGCTGTAATTGATAGAAATCCTTATGTGATAAAATGAAAAAAAGAAATTGGATTAACAGATGGAATGAACAAGGTCATATTGATCATAAATTCCAAATGTATGAAATTATACTGAAATATTTAAAACATCCGCCCGAATCTTTACTTGATATAGGATGCGGATTAGCTCTTGAAAGTGAATTCTTTTTTACAAATCATAAAACAAATTTGTTTCTACTTGACGGAGATTTTGAACCCACACAAGAAAAGTTGCGTGAAATAAAATACGGATCAGTTGATAGTTTTAGGTTTTATAATACAATTACAGATCTAAAAAATTCTTTTGACAAAAGACAACTGTCATATACATTTGTAGACGCAAATAATATTGACTTGCCCGATCATTTAAAATTTGATTTAATATATAGCAATCAGAGTTGTGGATACCATTATCCAATAGAAACATACAAAGAGTTAATACAAGCACATAGTCACAAAGATACAACAGTGATACTAGATCTTAGAAAACATTTCAAATATGATAACATTACAATAAAAAATATACTAGTAGAAAGTAGAAAATTTATTAAAGCCGAAATTGAATTTATGTAAATATATATATGTTGGGAAAATTAAATCATGGAAGAACTTAACATCGAATTTGGTTGCGGTGAATTACCTAGACAATCAACTTATAAAACCTGTGATATTAGAAACCTGCCAGGTATAGACTATGTATGTAAAGCCTGGGAAATAGATAAACTTGTTGCTGAAAATAGTGTAGATAACATTTATTCTCGTCATTTCTTTGAACATCTTACATTTGCACAAGGAGAGATTGTCTTAACAGTGTGGTATAAAATATTAAAACCTAAAGGCAAAATTCTTATGTTGCTACCAGATTTAGATTTTCATGTTAAGCAATGGTTAGATGGAACAGATACAGAACATGCTTGTGCTGGATTATTTGGCTGGCAGAGAGGTGAATTAGAAGATTTATGGGATGTACACAAAAGCGGTTACTCTTTTGAAACTTTAAAAAAAGCATTTGAAGATGCTGGATTTGTTAATTTTTCCAGACACAAAGCATCAAAAGAACATTTGAAAATTTCTGCTTTCAAACCGGAATAATTTTGAACCATTAACTGCGCACATAAATATATGCATGAAAAAGATTGTTCTAGTCACTGGAGGCTTTGATCCTTTACATAGTGGTCATATAGCCTTTTTTAAAGCTGCAAAGGCTTTAGGCAACGAATTAGTAGTTGGCCTAAATTCAGACGATTGGCTTACCCGAAAAAAGGGTAGACCCTTTATGCCATTCAAAGAAAGACTTGAAGTTGTAAAAAATCTTTCAATGGTAGATAAAGTCATAAGTTTCGATGATACTGATGATACAGCATGTCATGCTATATTCTACCTAATGTCTACAACTGGTTCAGGTTGTGAAATTATATTTGCAAATGGTGGAGATAGAAACAATAATACTACACCAGAATATGATATGTACAAAAATCAATATGGTGTTACATTTGAATTTGGTGTTGGCGGCGAAGATAAAAGGAATTCAAGCAGTTGGATATTAGAAGAATGGAAACAACCTAAGACACAACGCAACTGGGGCTACTATAGAGTACTTCATGAAAACGGTCCTGGAGTAAAAGTAAAAGAACTCACAGTTGATCCAGGAAAAACTCTAAGCATGCAACGGCATCAAAAAAGAGCAGAACATTGGTTCGTATCAGAAGGTGAAGCAAGTGTTTACACCCTGAATGCATCAACTGATATGGAACTGCAAGGTAAGTATAAATTGCATGAGTCATTGCATATTGGAACAAAAGAATGGCACATGCTTGCTAATGAAACAAACAAGCCGTTGAAAATTGTAGAAATACAATACGGTAAAGAATGTGTGGAGGAAGACATTGAAAGACGGCATAATTAGAATTTTTATCGGACACGATAGCAGAGAAGACATTGCCTATCAAGTTTGTAGACAGAGTATTTTGGATAAAGCCAAGTATCCAAACAATATAGAAATTTATCCTATCAAGCAAGATGAAATGCGTGAAAGGGGATTGTATTGGAGAGAGGTAGATAAACTAGCCAGTACTGAATTTACCTTCACAAGATTTTTAGTTCCCGAATTGTGTAATTTTGATGGCTGGGCACTTTTTATAGACTGTGATTTTTTATTTAAAAAAGATGTTAGAAATCTTTGGCAAGTAATTGAAGATTCAATAGAAAAAAGACGCAACTATGCAGTTATGTGTGTCCAACACGACTATACTCCTAAAAGCATGACAAAAATGGATGGCAAAGAACAAACTGTGTATCCTAGGAAAAACTGGAGTTCTTGCATATTGTGGAATTGCGGCCATCCGAGCAATAGAAAATTAACAAAGGATTTTGTTAATAATCCTGATATAGACGGAAAATATTTGCACAGATTTAGTTGGTTACAAGACAGTGAAATCGGCAGACTTGAAAAAGAATGGAACTGGTTAGTAGGATACTACAAAGAAAAAACAGAAGATGGTATTCAACCAGCTGCTATTCACTATACAGATGGCGGCCCTTGGTTTAAAGATTATCGTTTATGTGAATATGCAGCAGATTGGTATCTTGCAGAAAAGAGCTATCTAGCAAATAGAGAATTAAATGCCAAACACAAACTTACTCCTAATACATGGAAAGTTAATAATGAAAAACAAGAAATTTTAAAATCGGTTATAAATTATTTGGTTGATCCTAATGCTAAGTATTACAAAGGAAATACTTGGGAATCGATCACAGAAAGAGTAAAAGGTCACATGGGAAAAATTGTAGCAATTGATACTAGCGAAGTAAACTTTGAAAGAAAGGGTCATGTATACGATCCTATATTAGAAAATTTTGCAATGGGCAGTAATGGTGTTGTAAGTTCATATTCTGATCATTTGAATGACGATACTGCACTAGTTATTAGAGGTGTTGGTGGTGGAAGCCGTAAAGCCATAGCCAAATGTCAAGAGACAGGTAGGACATTTTATACAATTGATACAGGATATTTTGGTAACTTCAAGAACAAATGGTTACATAGAGTTACAAAAAACAATATGCAAAACTGTGGACCTATAATTGATCGTCCATTAGATAGAGCAAAAAAACATGGTTATAGATACAGAAAATTTTCTCCAGGAAGAAAAATTTTAATTTGTCCACCTAGTGAAAAGGCAATGAGACTGTTTGGTCAACCAGATCCTCAAACATGGGTAAAACAGGTTGTATCTGAAATTAAAAAATATACCGACCGTCCTATTGAAATTAGATTAAAACCTAATAGAACTGAAAGAGTAACAGACAAAACCATTCAAGCAGCACTTGCAGAAGATGTTCATTGTCTTGTAACTTATAACAGTATTGCAGCAGTTGAAGCTCTTATGGAGGGTAAGCCTGCTATTGTATTAGGTCCAAACGCAGCAACTCCTCTTTGCGAAACTAAGCTACAGTTAGTTGATACACCAAAGGTCCCTACCAGAGATGAAGTAGATGCATTTTTTGCCCATTTAGGATATTGTCAATTTGATGTACACGAGTTAAGAAGCGGATATGCATGGGAGATAGTAAATGAAAGTAGTGAGTTACCACTCTGGCATCCCACCAAAAAACTCTAGTCCAGAAAAACCTCAGATACTTTATAATTTTATCCAAGGTGTAAACAACAATAACGACATAGGGTTGAACCATCACGGAATGAATATTATTGACTGTGATGTTGCTGTTCTACAAGGGTTTGTTCATCCAGGTAGCAAAAATGTTCCTCATTTAAATCTTAGAAAAAATGTTATTGAAACTCAAAAATTGGTAGGAAAAAGAACAGTAGTAGTAGATAGTAATTTATTTTTATTTGCTACAAAATCAAAAAATCAACCTGGTAACTATCTGCGTTATAGTTTTGACGGTGTATTTAGAGACACTGGATTTTATTTTGATACTGATGTAGATCCAAAAAGATGGGAAACTATTAGCGATACTTTAGATCTTAAATTAAAAAATTACCGAACACAAGGTAATCATATATTAGTTTGCTTACAAAGAAATAATGGCTGGAGTATGCAAGGACTTGATGTGATGAAGTTTTTACATCATCTTATTCCAGAAATACGAAAACATTCTGACAGACATATAGTTGTAAGAGGTCATCCCGGAGACGGAAAAACAAATGCCTATCTAAAATTAAATTATCCAAATGTTTCTATTAGCAATGACGGCAAACATATTACACACGATTTAAAAAATGCCTGGGCAACTGTTGTTTATAATAGTAGTCCTGGCGTTGCCAGTTTAATAGAGGGTGTACCTGTATTCCAAATGGATGCTAATCCTAATCACAGTATGTACAGTGAGTGTGCAAACACAAATTTAAAAAGATTAGAAAATCCTAAAGAATTTGATAGACAGAGCTGGTTAGAAAAGATATCAATGTGTCATTGGAGTTTTAATGAACTTGCAAGCGGTGAGGCCTGGAAGTTTATGCGGAATTATGTGTAATGCCAGCAATTATATTACCAAATGATAAAACACTAGAAGTAAGGGTAAGCACCAAATGCGGAACAACAACTGTAGAAAGTATTATTTGCTATCCATATACAAAAAAACATATGGCAAGAAAAGCTTCTAATATAGTAAGAAACTTAAACAAATTTAGTAAAAGCATAAGCACAACAGATTGGGAACCAGACTTCAAAATAGCTGTGGTGAGAGATCCTGTCAAAAGATTAGTTAGTGCATATGCAGATAGAATAGAAATTAAGAATAAAGAAAATCTGCAATCTACCATTAAGAGCTGGGAAAATTTTTTAGATAATTTACAATTTTTACAAGAAAATAGTCATGATATTTCAAAACATACTATACCACAAGTAGCAAGATTAGGAACCAGTGTTGATTATTTTGATAGAATTTTTTCTACTAGACAATTATCAAATGATTTTTTAGATTATATGAAAGACATAAGTGGAGAAACTATTCCTCCTACTGTAGCTCATGCAACTAAAAAAAATTTAACTAGCCAGATACAAATTACAAAAAAACAAATAGATTTTATTAAAGAATTTTATGCTGTAGATTATAAATTTTATTCGGCTTATTTCGACCAGTAAGATTCAGTTCTCTTAACCATCATATCTACCTTGCGTGATCGACCTTCTTGTTTTCGAACACCTTTCATATGATCTATCCATGTACCTAGAACACCATTGATAAGTGGATGTCCGCCGCCGCCTGTTTTTGCTTCGCGCATATACATTTCTGCACTGTAATCTAATACATTAGGGTGTTTCTGTTTTATACCATTAAGGATTGTACCAAATACAAAACTATCATGCCATTCGGCTAATTTAAAGATACCATTTTCTGCATCTTCATAGACTCGTTCAAATTCTTTTAAAAATTCTTGACATACAGGATTATGTAAATTCATTCCGTAAAACCCGCATTCCGGCCACGTCTGTGAACCTTTACCTCTACCTACATAGGTAATCCATACATCTTCTGGCAACTGTGCTTTAAATTGATCATAACTCCAGTCGCTGTGTACATAAGTATCTGCATCCATCCATACGCACCAATCAGTGCTTCTAGTACATGCATCATACACAGCATAAGTTTTATTTGCAAAACGGATAGCGTCCCATTTGAATTTTTTCTGCCAATCTTTACGACCATTACGAGCAGAATGATTGGTAATATCTCCATTTGCATAAGGCACATCTTTCCAACGCTCTTTGAATGCATTTAATTTAGGCAACGCTTCTTTAGCATCAAGAATAGTAATTCTTTCAGCATCTGGGTTAACAGGTGTACAATTTTCTGCATACACTAACAACTTAATACGCTTGTCTACTCGTTGTGCAAATGAATCTAAAAATCTTTGCCCGTATAATTCTAATCCCGGCTGATGAAATGTTGTAACCACAGTTATGTCTGACATTGTTGTTCCTTTGTAAATATACTACAAGGTATTTAATAATGAAATTCAATTTATGGAGACAATATGGCGCACAAAATTCTAGCCCTGTTTTTGACGCCTTTCACACTGGCGCTAATGCTCTTGGGCATGATGTTGTTGTTAATGGTGATGATGGGATTGATGTTATTTGGAGCGTACTTTTCCACGGTCGTATGGCTGGAAACCGTGCTATCTGGGAAAGAAACGTTCGACAACAAAAACCGACCATCGTACTTGAAGTAGGTGGCATAAGGCGAGGTACAACATGGAAGGTAGGATTGAATGGTATTAACAGAGATGCTTTCTTTGGCGATAGTGGTAATGACAGCAGTC